TTTCGCCGCCACGGTGTCCACGAGCCACAGGCGGGCCTTGGCCCCAGAACGCCGAACAAGGCGGGCCTGGGGCTGGGTAGCCCCCTTGATGGGGTGGACCTTCCCACGGAGGGCGGGCCTCCGGCAGAAGGCGTAAACCTGCTTCGTGAAGTGGCCGCCGATGTCCAGGGCGGCGGACCGGATCCGGTGGGACCCGCCGCCCACCCGCGGCCACGCCTGGAGAAGGACGGCCTGGAGGCGGTCCCATGGGTCCGCCTGGGCGAGGTTCCCGGGGAACAGCTGGTGGCAGACGATCCAGGATTCCTCCCCCACGCCCACGGCCCACACCATGAGTTCCAGACGGTCATCCTGGACGTCCACGGCGGCCACCAGGAGGCCCGCGGCGGCCGGAACGATCCCGGAGAGGTAGGTGGAAGCGCGGGCGCGGGCGGCGAGGCCCTCCGCCTGGAGGGCGTCCCCTTCCCGGAGGTCCCAGGGTTCGCCCAGGGAGGTATTGACCCAGACCTTTAGGGACTCCGGGCCGCGCTTCTTGGCCTTCAGGAAGTCCGTGGCGATCTGACCGAACCTGCGCCAGGGCGAATACATCTCGTTCAGGTGGAACCCGGCCGTCCCCCGGAACGGCGCGGTGGGGATCCAGGCCCCGGCGCGGAGCATGGCGCCCTTGTGCGCGTCCGTGATGACCCCGCCACAGGCACGGCAGGAATAGACGGCCCCCTCCGGCGCCTCCGGATCGAATGTGACCTGTTTCCATTCCAAGTATTGGGCCGTGCCGCAGTGCGGGCAGGGAACGAAATACCGGCGCTGGTCCGACTCCAGCCATGCCTTTTCGATTCGGGAATGGCCCTTGATACCAGGCGTGGAGACAAGGCCCTGCTTCCGGCGCCCGGTGAAGGTGGTGGTGCGCTTGAAAGCGAGGTCTACGGGGTCCCCCTCCGTGCCGGCCGATTCGTCAAAGCGGTCTACCTCATCGTCCAGGACCACGCGGATAGGCTGGGACGCGAGGCCCGCGGGCGCGTTGGAACCGCGGATGACCAGGAGGCCGCCCGGAAACGACTTGTCCAGGATCGTATTGGCAGAGTCCCGGGACTTCACGTCCGAAACGCGGTCCCGGAGCGCGGGCGTGTCCCGGAGCATGGGGGCCAGCCGGGTTTTGGAATAGGCCTCCGCCATCTGGATTGTGGGCTGGACCACCATGACCGGCGAGGGGTCCTGATGGATGTAGAACCCCAGGACGTTGAGGATGATTTCCGTCTTCCCAACCTGCGCGGAGCACATGGCCACTACGGTTTCCACCCGGGCGTCCGAGAAGGCATCCATGATGCCCCGCTGGTAGGGGGCGNNGGACACGGTACCGGTCTGCCCATTCGGAAACAGTTAGGCGGGGCGGCGGTGGGAGGACCTGAAGGAGGACTTCCGCCAGGAGGTCAGAGGCCTTAAGCATTGGCGCCCCCTTCCCCGCCCTGGCGGCCGGACAGTTCTTCCAGGGCTTCGCAGACGATGCCCATCAATATTTCTTCGCGCTCCGCCAGGGTCATCCCGTCTTCCATCCGGACCGCTCCCTTGGCCGGGAGGTTCAGGAGCTTGGCCCGCATGTTTGCCAGGGCCTCCGCCCAGGTCCGGCGTACGTCCTCCCTTCCCAGGAGCGTCCCGTCCATGGCGTCCCGCTTCATTTCGGCAAGGTCTGCCTCCGCGGCCTCCTTTCGGGACTTGGACGTCTCCTCCTCTCCCGCTCGCGGACCCGAAATCCGGTCATTCCACCATGCCAAAACGGCGGGCCAAACGTAGACCCCGCCTCGACCTTCACCATTTCGTGGTAGGCCTTCGGCGTGTAACTGCTGAATACGGCGCTCAGAGAACCCCAATAGGGCCGCTATTTCAACCTGCTTCAAAGCATTCAAGCTTTCTTTAGTTAACATACTTATCCTTTATGAACACGAAATGGTTTTTATTGCATTAGCTAGCCAAATAGGGCGGCTTAGCGCGATACCCCCTTGGGGGGCCTCTGGGAGGGACCCACGCCCCCCCCTGCCCCCCGGGGTCCACCCTAGGAGGCCTCCAGGAGGGCACACAGGGCGCGGAGGGAGGACGGGGCGGCCGTCACCTGCCCGTCCTCATGGCATAGGCCAGGGCCGCCTCCAGGCGGTTGGGGAACACGTCCAGGACTGTCCCCGTGATCGTGTCCACAAACTCCAGCTTCACGGGGACAATGACACGGCGGACCAGCTGGTAGAGCATGCGGACGCCTTCGGTCCGCTGAAGGGAATACTTCCCCTTCTCTTTCGGACCGATGCCCACATGCACGTTATCCAGGGTCATCTTGCCCAGGGCCTTCCGGCCCCGCTTGTCGATGCCCTTGTCCACGCGCTGGAGGACCAGGGGGCCGCCCTTGCCCTTGACGATGAACGCCCTTTGAAGCCCTACAAGATTCATCCCCACTTGATGGAATTGCAGAGCCTTGGGCCGCATGTTCTCCGGGATGATCTTCCCCTTGAACACGGCAGGGTTGGGCATCCAAATCCAGCGTCCATGCGTGGGGAGCTTGTATCCGCCCTTCTCAAACTTGTTCAGGTAATCCCGATTCGCCTGGACCTGGATGACCACGCGCCAGGTCGTTTTGGTGGCGCGGTCCGCGTTCTCGATCTTGATCCCCTGGAGGGTGAAGGCGGCGCGGTTCATCTTGAACCGGGCTTTCAGGCGGTTCTGCTCTGCCCCCTGGGCGATGTTCGCTGACCAGTTGAGGGCCAGGGCCACGGCAAAGGGGACTTGCTTCTCCTGTGCATCCGTGAGGGCGCCCAGGGCGGCGCGGGGGTCCACGGTTACGCGGCCGATCATTGCGCCCTCCGCGGGTAATAGAGCTTCTGGACGTGCTTGTGGTGAAGGCCACAGAACAGGGCCACGGCCTTAAACGCGTCCCGCCAGGACAAGCCGGGGTGGGCCTTCTTGACCATCCGGCATAGTTCCGGGACGCGGATGGAATTGGCGGTCTCCTGAAGGGTCTGGATCGTGGCCCGCGTCACATACGGGGCCTGGAGCATTCCATCCACCATGGCCTCAATCCCGAGGTCCTGTTTTTCCCACGGCACGAACGCGTTGGCCATCGTGCGGCGGACATCCACGGGGACGTCCATGACGTGTTCCCAGGAATTCATGGGCGCCTCCGGGCGGGCCGAGCCCCAGGCAGTGGCTTACGCGTCTCCTGGGGCACGGGAAGGCCCAGGAAACCGGCATCCGTCAGGCGGTCGTACACCTCCTTCGTGGATCGGGCGAAGAACGCCACGTTGCCCCGGGCGATCTGACGGGCCTGGAATTCGACCTGATCCAGGTAGTGCCGGTGCTTCTTCACGGTGGACACGGCGGCCCCGGCCTTGGGCTGGGCAGGCGCCTTCCACCTGGGCGCCTTGACCTCCACGAACACCACGCGGGGGGAGCCGGTGAGTTCCACGCGGAGGTCCGATTCCCCGACTTCCCCAAACCGGACCATGCGGCGGGTGTCCTTCGCCCAGGGGTGATTGGAGGTCTTCTCCCCCATGCGGGCCATGCCGACATTGGCGCGGCGGACGGTCCCCAGCTTGCAGAGGTTGAGGTAATCCACGATGGCGGACTGGGCGGCGCCTTCCGGGGTCTGGGGCTTCTTAGGCATGGGCCACCCCCGCCCCGGCCGGGAGCTGGCGGAGGTAACAGGTAACAAACCCCCACCTAAAGGTGGGGTTTGTTACCTTGTTACCACCGGGGCGGTAACAAGCCGTGGTAACAGATGTTACTTTGTTTAAGTTGTTGTATCTCATAGGCTTGGAATTATTTCCTTTCGTTTCGGTAACAAGGGTTCGAGGGGGCTTGTTACCGGATGCGGTGGCAAATTTCGGTAACAAGGGCTTTGGATTGTAAATGTATCGGAGTAGGCATAGTTATACATTCGTCCCACCCCTCGCGGTAACAAGCCTCTGGGCGCCTGTTACCGTCAGAAGGTACGAATCCCGCTGTAGAAGACCCGCGTTCCGAAGGTTGTAAATCACCTGTTTGAGGGCCGTTTTCGGGTTCGCAGAATCCGGGCAGTGCTTTCCGGCCAGGGCGTCCAGGTCCGGAGCATTGCCGAATCTTGAGGCCGCGTGGAGGTCGGCCAGAACGCCTATCTGCTTATTCAGCTTGGCCACGGCCTTTGAGCCGCGGATCTTCGCCAGGATGGAAACGCCCTCCGGGTGGGCGTACCATCGCCCTGCCTCATCCTGTTCCAGGAAGACCCAATCGGATTTCTGGCCGGAGTTTGATTTCGTGGCGCCAAAGACCACGTATCCGCCCTGACGGGCCTTGTCCGGATCCAGGCCCGCGGACTCGGCCTCGCTTTCGAGAATCGGGGTCATCTGGAGGACGCCCCGGAAGTTGTCATGGATGGCCGTGGAGCCGCGGAGCCACTCCGGAGACATCCTCTCCGCCAGCGTAGGCTTTTCCTTCGTCCGGGCGCCCTCTGACCCCTTGGAGACATGGTGGAGGACGATGGGGGTGTATCCGTGGGCCGCGATCTTGAAACAGGCCTGAAGAACCGGCCGGAGCGTCTCCACCTTGTTCTCATCCCCATCCGAGAACCGCGCGAGGGTGTCCAGGACCATGGCGCCGGGGCGCACCCCATCACTGGCCAGAGTTTCTAGGATGTCCTCCACCTCCGCCATGAGGCCAGGGAGATAACCGGTGGCGCCCGGGGTCAGCCAGTTCACCTCCGAGACATGGAAGTTGCGATTGAAGTTTTTCACGTCCTCCTCGCTCCAATCCCCGGCGGCCTGATAGTTTCGGACGATTGCGTGAATGCGGCGATGGACAACGTCAAGGGAGTCCTCCAGGCCGAAATACACGGCGCCCATGGGGGCCATGGCTGGATATCCCAGGAACGGCTTCCCCGTGGCCAGGGCGATGAGGGCCTGGAGGATGAGGTATGACTTCCCCAGGCCGCCCTTGGCCGCCAGGATGATGGGGACGGCCAGGGCGATCAGGCCGGGGATGAGCCACTTGGGGGGCTCCGGGGTCCGGTTGAGGAAATAGGCGCCGGAGTACACGGAGAGGACCGTGGATACCTTTTCCCCGGGCTCTATCGCCACTTCCAAGAATTTCCGGGGTGTTACCGATACCACAGGACGCCCCCCCGGCGGTTGCGCGTGAGCATGGAGCCGAATTCCCCGGAGCCATAGGCGCGGGCGTGGCGCACCTTGGCCGCGAGGTCCTCCGGCTTCCAGGCCGGGGAACAGGTTTCATTCCAGGCCTGGAGGATGTCCAGGGCCTCCGCGTCCGTGAGGTCGAAGCCGCGCACAAGACGGCAGGCCAGGACGTAGGTGGCATCGTCCCCGCCCTGCCCCTGGACCGCGCCCGGGACCTTGGCCGCGTATCGCTGGGCCAGCTCATAGGCTTCCTGGCGCTCCACGCTGGCAAATCGAAGGACAGGCCGGATGAATGCCGTCTCCTGGACGTGTTCCGGCAGGGGAAACCACTCCCGGCGGAACATGGGCAGGTCCCGGACGGATAGGATGTCCGCGCCGTCCGGGAGGCGGTAGAAGACCCCGGAGGCGTGGAGGGACCCGGGGCCGATGGTCAGGCCGCCATCCCCGCGGAGGTCGATAGGGGGATCGTCCACGGCGCGGACGGAGTTGGGGACGCGCCCGCCCGGGTGCCGGAAATAGTAGTGGGCGCCCTTGGAGGTCAGAACCTTCATGGTGGGCGGGGTCATGCCTTCGATGTAGGCGCAGGCCTCCGCGGAGTCGCCGTCCACCACCACCGTCCCAGAGACGGTCCCGGAGATCAGGGCCAGGTTGTGTTCGCCCTGGGAATACCATTCCTCCACCAGGTCCCGCGGGACCCGCTCCGTCTGGAACCGCTTCCAGGCAAAGGCCGGGGCCTTCTTTCGGAGAGGAACCAGGACCACCTGATACCCGGCGTCGTACAGGGCCAAGGCCCATTCCTTGCTACTCATTTCGGGGCCCCCGGGGAGTCAGGAGGGCGACCAGGGCCTTCTCTGCATCGGGGCGCCCATCCCACGGCCCCGCGGGGATCGGTGCGGAATCCTCCCGGAACAGGAACGCGTGGATTTTCTTGTCCCGGCCTTCCCAGAAATGGGCCAGCTTCTTTTTCTTCGGGCCGATGATGAACCACCCGAAGGGTGCGCGGGCGGTTGAGAGAACGAAGGGGATTGGCGCGGCCATTACTGGACCTCCGCAATGAGGGATGAAGCTTTTTTGTTGAGGGCGTGGAGGGCGTCCGCATGGGCGCGAGAGGCGTCCAGGATTTCCGTGAGGGCCGCGTCCCGGACCGCGTTGGAGGCTTTCCAAAGGGCCAGGATTTCTGGTGCGAGGTTGCGGAGGCCTTCCGTCAGGAGGAGGTTGGCCCGCCGGTAGGCGCTGAATCCGCCCGGGAAGTGATACCCATCGCGAGCCTGGAAAATGATGCATTTCCCGTTCGCGTTCCCCTCCGCCCATGGCGCGGGCGTGGCCTGGACCTCCAGGGATTGCAGGATTTCGATGGGGTTCATTTGGACCTCCCGGCGGCGAAGGGGTTGGGAGGGAGGGTCACGAAGGCCGGGACCGGCATCCCGGCGGCCTTGGCTACGTGCTTGGCATCGTTCCGGAGCGTGAAAATCTGCTGGCGGACCGCGGCAAAGGCGCGGCCATCAGGGGCGGAGCGCATGTCCTCCAGGAGCCGCGATTCCTTGGCCGCCATCCCGTCCAGGCGGGCCTGGGGTGTCTTCCTGGGGGTTCCAGTGCCGCGGCTTGAGGGTTTGCGCACGGGGCGCTCCACGGCGGGCGGAGGCTGGACGGGGACCGGGAGGGATGCCGGATTCACGGGGCGCCAGACCATCCGAGCGGAGTTCTCCAAGTAGGTCAGCTGGCCCACCAGGAATTCCTTCTCCTCACTCCAGGCCGTCAGGGCGGGGATATCGCTGTTGGAAGGCCGCGCGGCCTTGTGGGCGTCCAGGAGGGCGCGGGCCTTCCGCGTGGCGCCGGGGAGATCCCCCGGAACCGGCAGGTTGCGCCCCATGGGGACGTTGCAGAGCATGACCATTAGCGGGCCTCCCCGGTGGCGTGGGGCCGCGGGGCGGCGTCAGGGATGAGGCCGCGGAGGGTTGCGGCCACGATGAGGACGGCGGTGGCCGCGGCGATGGCCATAAGAAGGACGGCGCGGCGCTCCGCGCGGGTGAACGGAGGGATGATTTCCAGGCTCATCGGGCTCCCCCGCAATAGGCCTGGAGGACGGCCTGGACCACGTATCCGAAAACCACGGCGGAGGCGCCCACCAGGAAGGCCCGCCGGATCATTTCGCGTTTCGACAT